GCATTCCGTACAGATGGAGCAACTGAGTACGCAACAGGTGTAGGCGGATATCCATTTGCTTGGATGTACGGTGGCGATACCGCGGCACAACGCTTGATGCTATTGAATACCACAGGTGATATGTGGACATCTACTAATGGATGGTTAAGCACTGCATTAGCTGGTAAACAAAATACTGGAAGTTATTTAACTGCAGAGTCAGATACACTAGCTACAGTTACTGGACGAGGTGCTACTACTGGAACTGCATCTAGTTTTACAGGCGGACTATCAGCCAGCACTTTAGGTCTAACTGGAGATATGTTTATTAGAAATAGTGGTCCTACTATTCACTTCGTGGATTCTAATGAGCGAGGTGCTGCATTACATAATAACAGCAATCTGTTGTATATACTTAGTTCAAATGGAATTGCTGGCGAAAGTTGGACTACAAATAATGGCGAATGGCCTTTCTATATCAATGTGGATACTAATGCTGCTAGATTTGGTGGCACAGTAGTTGCTGCTGGAGCTATATCTGCATCTAATCTATCCGGCACAAACACTGGCGATAATCCAGGCGTTACAGCAGTAGCTGGTGTTACACCAATTGTAAGTTCAGGCGGTACCACTCCATCAATATCTCATGCTACATCCGGTGCTACGGCCGGTACATACAACAACGTAACCGTTAATACATTTGGTCACGTTACTGCTGGATCTAATACTGCGTACCTGACGGCGTTGTCTGATACACTAGCGACTGTTACTGCTAGAGGTGCTACTACTGGAACTGCTTCTAGTTTTACAGGTGGACTATCAGTGACTGGTCTTACTGTTTCTAAGAGTGGAACTGATTCTATTATAACCTTTCCAGCTCATACAAATGATCCTGGTTACATCAAGCATTATGAGAACGCTAATGCAGCAATAATGTATTTCTCCGTGTCTGACGATACTGGCGCCGCTGATTATTTCTCTTTTGGTTCTACACCCGGTGGTACATACACTGAGGGGCTTAGACTTACTGCGGGTGGCGTAGTTAGTGTAGGTACTTGGCAAGCTACTTCGATTAGTACTACATACACTGACGCTAAGATAACTTCAATCGCTGCGACATCTCCTATCGTTACTAGTGCAGCAACTGGCGCAATAACACTAAGTCATGCAGCATCAGGTGTAAGTGCTGGAACATACAATAACGTAACTGTTAATGCGACTGGTCACGTTACAGCAGGATCTAATGCAGGATACTTGACTGGAGAGTCGGATACACTAGCAACTGTTACTGCACGTGGTGCTAGTACTTCAACTTTTGTTGTATTTAAAGTTGCCAGCACTGTTGACATTAACGCAGCAAACGATACAGGTTCGTTTTCAGTTAGAGGTGATACCACTTACCCAGCTTCTATATCATTCCATAGGGCAGGTGCTTATGCAATTAACATGGGTCTTAGCACTGCAAATGAGTTTGTGATTGGCGGTTGGTCAGCTAGTTCAAATGCGTTTAAATTAACCGGCGCCGGTGCTGGAACATTTTTAAGTACTGTATCTGCATCTAACTTTTCAGGTTCATCTTCTGGTACAAACACTGGGGATAACCCAGGTGTTACCTCAGTAGCTGGTGTTACTCCAATCGTAAGTTCTGGTGGTACAACTCCTTCTATATCTCATGCGACATCTGGCGCAACTGCTGGTACTTACAACAACGTTACAGTTAATACATTTGGTCACGTTACAGCGGGATCTAACGTGGGGTATACTTCAAATACTGGCACGGTCACCGGTGTGACTGCTACAGCACCTGTAGTATCTTCTGGTGGTACAGCTCCTGTTATTTCTATGGCAGCTGCGACTACCTCAGTTAATGGTTATTTAACTGCTGCAAATTGGACTACCTTCAATAATAAACAAGCAGCTGGTACATATTTAAGTAGTAGCAACTACACGTCATACTCTCCAACCCTAACAGGCGGTTCAGCTTCTGGTCTCTGGGGTATTAATATAACAGGTAGTGCAGTTACACTTGCCCATAGTTATGGCAGAACCGATGCCACTGCATACCCAGTAATGTGGGGTACTACTACTACTACTACTCAACTATATTCTTGTGCTGCAGTTACTATCACTTCAAGCACTGGTACATTAAGTGCAAGTATTCTTACTGCAACTTCTGATATCAGAGTTAAGACTAATATCAAGAAAATTGATAATGCTCTTGAAAAAGTAATGCAACTTCGTGGTGTTACATATGATAGAACTGATATTGAAGCGCCACGCCAAACAGGTGTTATCGCGCAAGAAGTTCTAAAAGTATTGCCAGAAGCAGTAACTGGATCTGAAGAAACTCAATATGGAGTAGCTTATGGAAACATGGTCGGTCTGTTGATCGAAGCAATTAAGGAGCAACAGACAATCATCGATTCGCAAGAATCTCGTATCGCCAAACTTGAGGCACTAATAAATAAACTAATAGATTAAGGAAAAATCATGACACAAGCAACATTCACCATTACCATCAATGGTATCAAAACTGCAACCGTTAATGGAATCGCAGACGCAGTAAAACAAGTCGACTGGACTCTAAAGGGAGAACTAGAAGGTCAAACCTTTGAACTTCCACAGACTACAATCGTTCCAGATCCAATAGAAGCAGGATTTATTCCATTAGCGGGTCTAACACCTGAAATCGTTACTACATGGATTGAAGAACATACTGAGAATATGGATGCAATAAAAGCGCACATTCAATATGTGCTTGATAGACAAGTTATTGCTGCAGCACTAGTTACTACGCCTATGCCTTGGGCGCCAGTGGTAGAGCCTATGCCTACGCCAGATGTAACACCACCGGTAGTATAAATAAATCAACATAGTCATATATTTTAGGAGAAAAAAAATGACAATTACATACACATGGAAAGTAACTGGAGTTAAAGTTAAAGACGAGGGCGCTAATACTAACGCTATCGTGCAAACTTACTGGCAGAAAATTGGTACTGACGCCGACGGTCATGAGGGTACGTTCTCAGGAGCAACGCCGTTCACTTCGACGACTATGCCAACCGGCGATACTTTTGTACCGTTTGCAGAACTTACCGAGCCTACAGTACTACAATGGATTAAAGACGTCGTAGTTGGTGGATACGAAGAACATGTTAACGCACAGATTGCTAAACAGATTCAAGATAAGATCACGCCGGTTGCAGAACCAGCATTGCCTTGGGCGCCTGTAGTAGAAGCAGTAGCACCTCCTGCCCCAGTATAATTAGGAAAACAACATGGCTGTTACAACAAGAATAGGTTTAATAGAATATTGCTTAAGAGCGTTGGGAGAGCCTGTCGTTGAAATTAATATTGACGAACAACAAGTTGAAGATCGTGTTGACGAAGCAATTGAATACTTTAGACAATACCATTTCGATGGTATTGAGAAGGTATACTTGAAACATAACATCACTCAACAGAACATCGACGATAAGTTTATCCTCGTTCCAGATTTGATCTATGGTATCACTAAGGTATATCCTGTAGCGTCAGGCACTTCTACATCTAAGTCGATCTTTGACTTGCAGTATCAACTTCGTCTTAACGATCTATACGATCTTACCAGTACGTCTGTAATGTATTACACTCAGGTGATGAGTCACTTGGCTCTACTTGATCTAACACTTAACGGACACCCTCTCTATCGATTCAATCGTTTAAATAATAAACTTTACATTGATACTGTATGGTCGGAGAAGATGCAAGTTGGTAACTACCTTTTAGTCGAATGTTATCGTGCAATGGATCCTGCAGACGCTCCTCGTATGTATGGAGAGACTTGGATTAAGCACTATACGACTGCGTTGATTAAGAAACAATGGGCAGTCAATCTTAAGAAGTTCTCTGGCATGCAATTGCCGGGTGGAGTATCTATTGACGGACCCGCACTATATGCAGAAGCTGTGCAAGAAATCAAAGATCTTGAAGATGAGATGATGAATAAGTCTGCTCCTTTAGAATGGTTCATGGGTTAATATGCCTAACGTATACTTTTCACATGGTACTCGCAACGAACAGTATCTTCTCGAAGATCTGATCGTAGAGTCTATCTCGATCTGGGGTCAGGAATTTTATTACATTCCAAGAACACTAGTCGCTAAAGATAACATTCTAGGTGAAGATAGACTATCTGAGTTTAAGACTGCGTATCCAATTGATATGTACCTTGAATCAGTGGATGGCTTTGAAGGCCAAGGTGCTTTCATTCAGAAGTTTGGTCTTATGATGGAACAGTCAGCAACTCTGACGTGTGCTCGTCGTACATGGGAAAGAGTAGTTGGCAAGCATGGTACTACTATTTTGCCATCACGTCCATGTGAAGGCGATCTACTTTACTTCCCACTGACTAAAGGCCTATTCGAAATTAAGTTTGTCGATCACCAAGATCCGTTCTATCAATTAAAGAAACTTTATGTCTATCGTCTTCAGGTAGAACTATTCCAGTACTCTTCTGAGAAGATGGACACTGGCATTGCAGCTATCGACGTATTCGAATCACTTAAGACTTTCGACACTGCACAGCAACCGAACATCGACGTAGTAGATTCGTATGGCGATAATAATAAGTTCAAGGAAGAAGCTCAAGATATCGTGTTTGATACGAGCAATCCGTTTGGAGAATAACCTTGCTCAATAATTCAATCTTCTATCATGCCATTACGAGAAAGACTATCGTAGGATTTGGCAATCTGTTCAGCGATATTAAGATCAAACGTGAGAACGCAGATAAGACTACGTCAAAGACACTCTCAGTTCCAATTGCATATGCTCCGAAGGAGAAATGGCTTGTAAGAATTGAACAAGATCCTAGTCTTGAGAATCATACGTATACTACGTTGCCGAGACTATCATTTGAGATCACAGGATTTTCATATGATGCTGCTCGCAAGACTAATAGATACCAAACTATTACGACTAACGATGCGGTCACCGGAACGAGTAAGACTTATTCTGCAGTGCCATATAACATTAACATTAGTTTATATGCACTAACGAAGACTCAGGAGGATGGTCTACAAATCATTGAACAGATTCTTCCGTTCTTTGCTCCAGAATTGACAATGTCTATCGTTGCAGTACCAGAACAGAATATTAATATCGATGTTCCAGTCGTACTAGAATCGCTTGATGTTGCAGATGAATATGATGGAGATTTTCAGACTAGAAGATTCATCACTTATACTATGACATTCACGCTAAAAGCTTGGATGTATGGTCCAGTTAATTCATCTAATGTTATTAATCGTGTATTTGTCAATACTGATTATGCTAACTTAGATGCCATCGGCGATATAGATACGTTTGCCATAGATAGTAATTGGACTGAACCCTGAAGATCCATTGTACCATAGATGTCTGACAAGTTAAAATCTTATAATTCTAATGCTGGCTTAAAAGCGGCAGGCCAAGTAATAGGCTTCACAAAAGAACAAACTGAAGAGTACATAAAGTGTGCTGAAGATCCTATCTACTTTATCAACAATTATTGCATGATCGTATCGCTCGATCAAGGCTTAATTCCGTTTACGCTCTACCCTTGTCAAGTAAACAAGATCAACATCATTCATAATAACCGTAAGGTTATTCTAATGGAAGGTCGCCAGCAGGGTAAGACTACTTCATCTGCAGCATACATCCTTTGGTACACTCTATTTCAAGCAAGTAAGACTGTTGCTATTCTTGCAAACAAAGCAACAGCAGCTCGAGAAGTGTTGAATCGTTATCAACTCATGTATGAGAATCTTCCATTGTGGATGCAACAAGGTGTTACCACATGGAACAAAGGTGACATTGAGTTAGAAAATCTATCAAAGGTATTCACCGCTGCAACATCAGCATCTGGTATTCGTGGTAAGTCTGTCAACATGTTGTATGTCGACGAAACGGCAATCATTCCAAATACTGTAGCAGAACAATTCTTTGCATCAGTATACCCTACGATTTCTGCCGGTGAAACTACAAAGATTCTTTTAAGTTCTACTCCTCTTGGATACAATCACTTCTGGAAATTCTGGAATGATGCTGAGAATGATCGCAATGGATTTGTTCCATTGTTCATTCCATATACAGATATTCCAGGCAGAGATGCTGCGTGGGCAAATGAACAGCATAGATTGCTCGGCGATCTTAAGTTCAATCAGGAAGTATTATGCACGTTCCTTGGTTCAAGTTTAACGCTGATTAGTTCAAATACAATCTCGCAAATGTCTCCTGGATCTATAATATATAGTAAGGATGGATTTGATGTATACGAAAAACCAATTCCAGAACACGTATATGCACTTACTGCAGATACTGCAAAGGGAGTTGGTGGAGACTACTCTGCGTTTGTAGTAGTTGATATGACAGAATTACCGTATAGATTAGTTGCAAAATATAGAGACAATAGGATTAGTCCTATGCTATATCCTGCAGTTATAAATAAGGTAGGAAAAGAATACAATACGGCATTTGTTCTTATAGAGATTAACTCTTCAGAACAAGTTGCTGATATTCTATATAGTGAATATGAATATGATAACGTTGTGATGGTAAATAGAAGTGGTGATGGCCAAACAATATCGGGTGGTTTTGGTGGAGGTAAAACTCAATTAGGAGTTATAACCGACAAGAGAGTCAAACGAATTGGTTGTTCAAACTTTAAATCATTAGTTGAGGAAAAACGATTGTTAATTCCTGATGCTGATGTGATCTCCGAAATTTCTACCTTTATTCAAATAAAGAATAGTTATGAAGCTGATGAGGGTTATCATGATGATCTAGTCATGCCTTTAGTATTGTTTTCGTGGGCAACCACGAGCCAGTATTTTAAGGATTTAAGTAATCATAATATTAGACAAGTGATGTATGAAAATCAGATGAAGCAAATCGAGATGGATTTGACACCATTTGGTTTTTTAGACGATGGACAAAGAATGGAAGATGGTCTGATGGCCAACTTCTAAAACTGACTATATATAAATAAAGATAGACATCAACAGATGTTTCATTGCATAATAACAGGAGTTTTAACATGCCTTTTCAACTAAGCCCAGGAGTAGCCGTTGTAGAAAAAGATTTTTCTTCAATCGTGCCAGCAGTATCTTCTTCGGCCGGAGCCTTCGCTGGACCATTCGCTTGGGGACCAATTGAAGATCCGGTTAGAGTTTCTTCTGAAACCGATCTAGTATCGCGTTTTGGTAGCCCTAAAGATGAGAATTTTTCTTCATTCTTTACAGCAGCTAATTTTTTAGCGTACACGAATAACCTTCTAGTTTCTAGAACAGATGCACCGCTCGTTAAGAACGCAGTTGCAGTACGTTCAGCTAGCGTAGCACAGGCTAATATCACCTTAACCAGCGCTGGTTCTGGTTATACCACAACCGATGTTATCACCGTAACATTTACTGCACCACAGATGACTGGCGGCGTAAGAGCGTTAGGTACCGCAACATATACAACTAATGAAGTTAGTGGCGCTGTAACTATCACTGGTGTTACAGTTACTAACTCTGGTTCTGGTTATACATCAGCTCCTACTATCACATTTAGTACTCCAGCAACCGGAAATGCAGCAACTGCGACTCTAGCTGGTGTAGCAATTGGCGGTACTAAGATCAAGAACGTTTCTGATTACTTATCTGGATATTCTTCTAGCGTTACTTCTGGAATCTATGGTGAGTTTGCAGCTAAGTTTGCTGGTTCAAAAGGCAATGGTCTTCGTGTAATCGTGCTAGACGCTGGTAACTGGTCTTTAGCTGATGCAAATATCAAAGCTGCTTTCACTGGTGCTCCTTCTACAAGTTCATTTGCTGCTCGCAATGGTGTTACTAATGATGAAGTTCACATCGCTATCTATGATAACGCTCTTGGTGAATTCAGTGTTACTGCTGGGTCGCTTCTAGAAAAATATTCTTTCGTATCTAAATTATCTGATGCTAAGAAGAGTGATGGTTCTAACAACTATTACAAGACTGTAATGAATTCACAGTCTAAGTACGTATGGTGGTTAGCGCATCCTAGTACGCATGCATCTGAACCAACTAGTAATGTAGTTGTTGCTAATGGAGCTACAGTTTTTACTCTTGCGACAGCCGCAGTAGCAGCAGCTGGACAAACTCCAGCAGTAGCAGCACAACCTGCAAAGATCACTATTTCTGATGCTGCTCAGTTTGCAACACTTGCTGCGTATAAGACATTCTTTGATACTGCTGTTGATAAGACTTCACGCCAGATCATTATATCAGGAACAAGTGCCAATAACACTATCTTTACAGTGGCTACTGTCACCGCAAACGTAGTTAGTTCAGCTATCGCTAGTTATACTCTAACCGTTGCTGAAACTTTAGTTGCTGAAACTGCTGCTGGTGCAAGTATCACTTCGGTTGCTAAAGCAGCATGGGGTCAGACTGCTGTTACTACAGTTAATTCACCAGGCGCCAATACCGTTAGTGTTCTAAAATCTGTAATAGATATTTCGTTAATTGGTGGTGTAGATGACTTTGAATCTACCGATGCTAATGTTCAAACTGCATACTCTGCATATGTAAATGCTGATCAGTATGACATCTCATTGATTCCAGCAGGTGACGTTTCTGCAACAGTGGCTAAGTATATTTTAGACAATGTAGTTGAAGTTCGTAGAGATTGTGTATTGTTTGTTTCTCCACGTGATGTAGTTACAGGCGAACCAATCACCTCAACTGGTGCTACAGCTCAAGCAGCAATGGTTGCTTATCGTGATGCTACAAACATCAATAGTTCATACGCAGTAATGGATTCTGGTTTCAAATACCAATATGACCGTTACAACGATGCTTACCGTTGGGTTCCACTAAATGGTGATATCGCAGGTCTATGCGCTCGTACTGATTACTCTGCTGACCCTTGGTTCTCTCCAGGTGGTTTCAATCGTGGTCAAATCAAGAATATCGTTAAGCTAGGATTTAATCCAAGTCAAACTGACCGCGATGTATTGTACGCTGTTGGTATCAATCCAGTAGTAACATTCCCAGGTCAAGGTACTATCCTTTACGGTGATAAGACTATGTTGACTCGTCCAAGTGCATTCGATCGTATCAATGTACGTCGCTTGTTTATCGTTCTTGAGAAGTCTATCTCTGTAGCTGCTAAGTATCAGATGTTTGAATTCAACGACGGTTTCACTCGTGCACAGTTTAAGAATCTTGTAGAACCATTCTTAAGAGATGTAAAAGGTCGTCGTGGCGTAACAGACTTCCGCGTTAAGTGTGACGAAGCTAATAACACCGGAGAAGTAATCGATCGCAACGAATTCGTGGCTGATATCT